GTTAAATGGCTGATAAAAATTGGATACAAAAAGCAGATTTAAAAAAAGGAGCTTTTACTGCTAAAGCAAAAAAAGCAGGATATGGAACACAAACATTTGCAAGTAGAGTTTTAGCTAATCCGGAAAGGTATGACAGTAAAACTGTTAAACAAGCTAACTTAGCTCGTACATTTAAAAAGATGAAATAATGGCAAAAGCTATAGCTAGAACTACAGGCAAAGGCGGTAACTATAGATCTACTAAGTCTGGTGCAGGTATGACAAAGAAAGGTGTTGCTGCTTATAAAAGAAAAAATCCTGGCTCTAAATTAAAAACCGCTGTTACTGGTAAAGTTAAAAAAGGGAGTGCTGCTGCAAAAAGAAGAAAATCTTATTGCGCAAGATCAGCGGGTCAGTTAAAAAAAAGTAGTGCTAAAACTAAAAATAATCCTAACTCTAGGATTAGACAGGCAAGAAGAAGGTGGAAGTGTTAAAATGTATTTAAAGTTAAACAAATTTGTAATAAAAACAGATAGATTTTTAGCTTGGATAACTTGTTTTTTTATAATAGCGGGCGTTATTAAACATTGGTAAATTAAGGAGAAGAAATGGCTAAAAAAGGTTTATATGCAAATATTCATGCTAAAAGAAAAAGAATTGCAGCAGGCTCTGGCGAAAAGATGAGAGCAAAAGGAGCTAAAGGAGCGCCTACAAATAAACAGTTTACAAAAGCTGCGAAGACAGCTAAAAAAAGACCTACTAAAAAAAGGAAATAATTATGATGAAAAAATCTAAAGGCTACAGAGGTGGTGGCGCTATAAAAAAATCCAAAGGATACAGAAAAGGTGGAGCTGTAAGAAAAAAATCTAAAGGATCAAAAAAAGGCGGCAAAAAATAAAATAAGATTAAGGGAGAGTTAATGTCTTATTTAATATCTAATGTCCCATACTTTAAGGTATGGGTAAGAAAAGAATTTACGGCCGGTCATCAAAAATATCATGGAGAATTTATTCACGGATTAGCTTTTGCAGTTAATTCTATCCCAGATAGATCTTTATCATTTCAAGTAGTTTTTACTGGATGTGAAATAGATTATGATGATAATGAAACACAAAATGTTCACGGTGGAGCAATGTGGGCTAGAATGCCTATACAAGCTTTAGTTGCTGACATACCATTAGACGATTGGCCTGAGAGAATGGAAAATCATTTATGTCAACCTTGGGATTGTATGTCTCATCATCACTCAGCAATAGTTATGGACAGGACATCATCATCACCTTGGTATGCAAAAATAGACGGAGAGTTTTATTTAGCTAAGTATATCTTTACTGTTGATTATACAGAACATGAGATAGCTGATAGTCCAGACCAACATAAACAAAGTCATGTATTATATTTAACAGAAGGTAAATGGAAGGGAAATGTTGTTGCACTACCTAATAATAGAGTTAGAGTAACAAATCCTGCTTTATGGCAAACCGGAGAAGGTGCGCCAGATTTTATTCCAAGTCAACAAATACATAGCAGTGAAGAACATGAAAGCTATACAGACTCAAACATTACTTTTGATAACTTATACAATAAATCTAAATAGGTTTACATCTGTAAGTTTTTGGTTGACATTTGTAGACGAATAACCATTTATATATTAATGCAAGATTTTGAAGTGATTCAGCATGTGTTAAAAATTGTAAGAGAAAGGCAAGAAGATCTTGGTTCTCAGCTATTAACAGGTTCTGTAGAAAATTGGGAAATTTATCAAAATATTGTAGGGCAGTTGCAATCGCTAAGTTATGTAGAGTCTGAAGTTAAATCGATAATGAATATAATGGATGGCGATGATGGTTAAAAATTTATTAGTTCCTGATAAATATGCAAGCAAGAATAAAAACACAACAAATAGTAATATAGGGTATGAGTCTGCATGGGTAAAATCTGATGAAAGATTTTTAGATCCAGACAAAATTAACTTATCCTTAAAAGAAAAACTTCCTAACCCTACCGGGTGGAGAATGTTAGTTGTTCCTTACCAAGGGAAACAAAAAACACAAGGAGGTATTCATATTCCTGATCAAATCAGAGAGAAAGAAGCTTTAGCAACATCAACAGGTTATGTTTTAAAAACAGGCCCTGGTTGTTATAAGGACAAAACTAAATTTCCAGAAGGTCCTTATTGCAAGGAAGGTGATTGGGTTCTTATAGCGAGATATGCTGGAACTAGAGTTAAAATGGATGATTTTGAAGTTAGAATTTTAAATGATGATGAAATTTTAGCAACAATTTCTGACCCAACTGATGTAAAAAATTTTTAGGAGAAAATAATGGAAGAAATTGAAAAAGAAATACCAGAAAATGAAAATATTACTGTTGAATCTTCAGAAGAGTCTAATCCAGAGTTAATTACTTTAGATTCTGAAGATAAAGATTCTCCTAATGTGGAAGAAAAGTCTTTATCAGAAGATGAGTTAGATAAAAGAAAAAATAAAACTCAAACCAGGATAAATGAATTAACACGTAGACGTCGTGAAGCAGAAGAAAGAGAAGTTGCTGCCTTAGAATATGCAGACGCTATGAAAAGAAAAGCAGAAAGTCTTCAATCAAGAGTAAACAATACTGATGCAGGTTATGCTACTGAGTTTGAAGCCAGAGTTTCTTCTCAATCTGAACAAGCTCGTTCTGCTTTAGAAGAAGCAACAGAAGCTAATGATCCGAAAAGAATTGCAGCTGCTACAGCAGCTATGGCTCAAGTCGAAATTGAAAAAGAAAGAGTGAGGTTGTATAAGGGGCGTGTCAAACAACAAGTTCAAGCACCAAGAAATGTACAAGAATATCAAGCTCCTCGAAGACCTCAAGCTCCAGCAGTAGAACCTGATCCAAAAGCTGTTGCATGGGCTGATAATAATGATTGGTTTGGCGAAGATAGAAAACTTACAAGTGTAGCTATTGGACTTCATTCCGATCTTATAAATGAAGGATTTGATGGTGCATCTAACGACTATTATAATGAGTTAAATACTCGTCTAAAACCTTGGCTAGGGGCAGCTGGCCATGAAACTGAAGTTTCTTTAGAGACTAATACTAATAAAACTTCACCCGTTGCTTCTGTAACAAGTGGAAGATCGGTTGCAAAAAAATCAAAAACTGTTAAATTAAGTAAATCCCAACTGGAGATTGCCAAAAAACTTGGTGTTCCAAAAGAGGAATACGCTAAAGAAGTGGTTAAACTTCAAGGGAATAGGAGCTAAATATGGCTAAAAATGAAATTATCGATGAAACTGTGGCTACTGAAGCAGCAGACAGATCTTCACGGGAAAAAGACACAAGAAAAGCTTCAACTCGCCCTGTGCAATGGCGCCCCGCTAATAAATTGCACGCACCGGATGCTCCAGACGGGTTTGTTCACCGTTGGATTCGCGCGGAAACTTTAGGACAGGAAGATAAATCTAATGTCCATCGCAGGATTCAAGAAGGATTTGAACTAGTAAGAGCTGATGAGTATCCAGATTCGGATTTACCGGTTTCTGATGGCAAACACGCAGGTATTATTGGCCTCGGAGGTTTGTTGTTAGCTCGATTCCCAGAGGAATTTAAAGAGCAAAGACATGCATATTATAATGCAAGGTCAGGACAACAAATGGAAGCAGTTGATAATGACTGGATGAAGGATAGTAATCCTTTAATGCCAAAAGACGCACCGGAAAGAAGAACACAAGTATCATTTGGTCAACCCCGAAACAATAACAACAAATAATTATTGTTTCATTAACTAAAAGGAAAAAAACATGGCAAATCAAGATGCCCCCTTTGGTCTACGTCCAATTAAAATGGTAGGCGGCGGTGATTTCACCGGCGGTCAAGATAGATTTACTATAGCAAGCGGTTACAATACTAGCATTTTTCAAGGGGATCTTATAGAACCTCTAGCAAACGGCACAGTAGGAAGAGTACCTGCGGGTCAAACAAATCATATCCTTGGCGTTTTTAATGGAGTTAGATATACTAACCCCACTACACAAACACCTACTTGGGCGAACACCTATCAACAACCTGTAGCAACAACAGACATACAGCCTTTTGTTATTACAGATCCAAACGTTGTATATGAAGTACAAGCTGATGCAGCATTCCCAACATCAGGATTATTTGCAAATTACGATATTGTAGATAATAACCCTGTTGGAAATAACACAGCTGGTATATCTCATGTAGAACTAGATGTAGGAACAGGCGCAACAACATCAGGACTGCCTTTAAAAGCAGTTCAAATTAGTACAGACCCAGAAAATGACGATACGTCAACTGCAAATACTAATGTTCGCGTTATTATTAACAACTCAGTGTATTCCACTGGCACAACTGGCGTATAGGAGGTTTAAATGGCTATATCACGCGCACAACTCGCAAAAGAATTAGAACCAGGCCTCAACGCTTTATTTGGACTTGAATATGCCAAATATGGTGACGAATCTAGGGAGATTTTTGAAACAGAATCTTCTGACAGAGCATTTGAAGAAGAAGTAATGCTTGTTGGATTCGGTAGTGCAGCCGAAAAATCTGAAGGCGCAGGCGTCCAATATGACTCTGCTTCAGAAGCTTATACTTCAAGGTATACTCACGAAACAATCGCACTTGCGTTTGCTTTGACTGAGGAAGCTGTTGAAGATAATCTTTATGATCGTCTTGCAAACAGATATACGAAAGCACTAGCTAGGTCTATGAATCACACAAAACAAGTTAAAGCAGCTAACGTTTTAAATAACGCTTTTAACAATGCATTTACTGGTGGCGACGGCGTTGAACTTTGTTCAACTCTTCATC